GGTTGGTATTTCTTCTACTTTTTTCTACTCACCATTAGCAAAGAAGGTTGGTCTTTCTAGGATGTACCAAAATATATCTTATGAAAAAATTTCTAAAGTATATGAATTTATTAAAGCGAACAGTAATGCTAAGATTGTTTTTGGTGGAGCATATGCCCTTCAAGCACACGCTGATCCGATGATTGATTATTACATTGCTAGTTATGCTGATGTGACTGTTGTAGAATTAACTGATTTCCTTTCAGGTAAGAAAATATATCTTGAACATTCAACTGAGATTGATATTGGTGGAACTAAGTCTGTGTTGATTGATTCTGGTAAGTATAAAGAACCAGAAATGAATTCATTGGAAACCTTTTGGCATAAAAAAGAATACAACATATTACCAACCGAATCATTGCCTATTGAATTTGCTAGAGGGTGTATTTTTAAATGCAAGTTTTGTAACTATCCCCTTCTTGGTAAAAAGAAAGGTACATACATTAGAGATATGTCTCAGGTTCGTGATGAGATAATTAAAGTGTGGGAAGAGAATGGAACTGATTCATTTTATATGACAGATGATACCTTCAATGATGATAATGATAAGATGGAAGAATTTCATAAGTTGTTTACATCGTTGCCGTTCAAACCTAAGTTTAGCGCATTTCTTCGACTTGATTTGATTGATAGATTCCCGCATCAAGCAGATCTTCTTTTAGAAGCTGGTTTGATTGGTAACTTTTTTGGGATTGAATCATTCAATCATAAAAGTGCTAGAGCAATTGGTAAAGGTTTGCACCCAGATAGAATTAAGAAACGTCTAAACTGGGTGAGAGAAAAATGGGATGGTAAGGTTAATACTGTAGTAGGATTAATTGTTGGTTTACCGTATGATGATGAGAAGTATTTTAGAGAACTTGAAACATATCTTATGTCTTCAGAATACCCTGCTCAGAGAACTGTTATTAATCCTCTGCATATTTTTGATAGGAGCAAAGGTGTTAATCTTTATGGTTCTGAGTTTTCAGTTAACTCAGAAGTCTATGGATATAAGTTTGATTCGAATGGTAGATGGTATCATGAAGAACAGGGTTTTGGTTTTGATGATATGATAAATGTTTCAAACTATTTTTCAGAATTGATGAGCAGTAAAAATAAAGTTAGTGGATTTGAGATGTTGACATATATGAATCTTGGTATTTCGTTGAAAGATATATTAACATACACTGAAGATGAATTAATACAACGCTATGATATCCCAAAATTAAATAATGAAAAATTGACAATGTATAAACAAATGATTGGAGCAGTATAATGAAACGTGAACTTGATGAAATACTCTGTGCAAAGTATCCTCTGATCTTTAAAGATCGTCACGAGAATATGCAACACACAGCAATGTGCTGGGGGTTTGAAACTGGTGATGGTTGGTATAATATCATTGATACTCTTTGTGGTCTATTGACAAGCGATTATCGTAGCGCAAAAAGTCGTTATGAACATCTTATAGAAACAGGTGTTGGTAATGTTCTTTACGGAACAAAAACAGTAACACAAGAAGCTGTTGATGAAGCAAAAACAAAACTTGACGAAGAAAGTCTGAAAGTTCCAGTTGCTGTTCAAGTAAAAGAAAAGTTCGGTGGACTAAGATTCTATGTTCAGGCTGCAACTGATAAACATTATCAGTATATTACTTTTGCTGAGTCTATGAGTTATCGTACTTGTGAAGAGTGTGGTGCTCCAGGTAAAACTTATACTGATGGATGGCATATGACTCTGTGTGATATTCATGCAGAAATGAATGGTAAAGAAGAAGAATATGAATCTGATGAAGGGGATGAATAATGTTTTACGGTAAAGATATGGTCGAAGAAAACTTTGACGTTCTCTTACGCAAATTAGAACAACAGGAATTGTTTTTGTTTGAACCAATGCCAAGTTATAAAAATGGTGAACGATGGACTGATGAGTTCCGCACTCGTGATGGTCATACTAAACTTGCTGATGGATCATGGGTAACTATTCATAAAGTAAACACTTGGGTTGAAAAACTTAAGAAAGATACCATCGAGTTATATGAACAGAATACAAAACAATCTCGTGAGATTAATTTACTCAAACAACAAAGATATGAGATGGAATTTGGTTTGCGTTCTGCGCAGAAATCTTTAAACAAAGCATTAGCAATGAAAGGTAATAGTTATGAATGATAAAGTATGGGTAAAGGTTGACTGTATTGCACAGCATAAAGTAAGTTATATGGTTCAGGCTCCAAAGGATCACCCTGAATATGCTCTTGATGATGTCACTATGGAAACTGCCAAAGAATTTTCTCAGACATATCTTGGTGAAACTATTTTTAGCCATCGTGTTGTTTCTGAACAAGAAGCACTTGACATTTGCGATATTGAAAATGATTATCTTAAGGATTGGACAGATGAACAAAAGATTAATACTCTGTTCACCAAAGAAGGCGAAAAGAGGGATTATTAATGTTTATATTTGACGTAGAAACTTTGGGTGTTGAATCTAATGCTGTTGTTTTATCGGCAGCATTGCTTCACTTTGACCCAGAGAAACGTCCAACCTATCAAGACTTGCTAGACAATGCGTGCTTTGTTAAGTTGAACGCAAAAGATCAAGCAAAACGTCTTGGTAGAACTGTTGATGTGAGAACACTAGAGTGGTGGGCAAACCAACACGAATATGTTCGTAGTGTTTCTTTTGATGCAAATTCAATAGATATGTATGCAGAAGATGCAATTAAAGAGTTACATAATTATATGAACAAATATATTAATGCAAATGGTCAAACTATGTGGGCAAGGGGTTCTCTTGATCAAATGGTAATTGATTCGCTTGCTAAAAAACTTGACATGCAACCTATTACTGGGTATAATATGTGGAGGGACGTTAGAACTGCAGTTGATTTACTCAGTGGTGGAACTAATGGTTATTGTGAAGTGAATCATCCCTTATTTGAACGAGCGCAAGTTATTAAGCACCATCCTGTTCATGACTGTGCTCTTGATGCTATGATGTTAATGTATGGAAAGAGTTAATGGAATTTTATACCTCAGTAAACCCTATCGGAGATCGAATCTTTGTTAGAGGTGTTGAGAATGGTAAACGCTATCAACGTAAGTTAGAGTTTAGTCCTACTCTTTATGTGACTGCCAAGAAACCCTCCAAGTGGAAGACACTGGAGGGAACATTCGTTGATGAGATTAATCCAGGCACAATCAAAGATACCAGAGAATTTATTAAACGCTATGATGGTGTTGAAGGATTCGCTGTATATGGAAACTCAAACTATGCGTATCAATACATAAGCGATAATTATCAGCATGATATCAATTGGGATATGGAACAGATTAAAGTGTTCACGATTGATATTGAAACTTCAACAGAGAATGGTTTCCCTGATATTAAATCAGCCAATGAAGAAATTCTTCTTATCACAGTTAAAGAACTTCAGACAAAACGTATTATTACTTTTGGAAGTAAAGCATATGTCAATCCACGTGAAGATGTAATCTATGTTAACTGTAAGAATGAACAAAACCTACTAACCCAATTCCTAGAATTTTGGACTAAGAGCCATCCAGATGTTATCACTGGTTGGAATACTGACTTCTTTGATATGCCATATCTTATCCGTAGGATTGAGCGTGAACTTGGTGATGGCGAATCTAATAAGATGAGTCCATGGGGATATGTTAATGAACGAAAGACTTTCATTAAAGGTAATGAAGAGATTCACTACGATATCGTTGGGATTGCTCAACTAGATTATCTTGAACTCTATAAGAAATATACATATTCTAAACAGGAAAGTTATCGTTTGGATTATATTGCTGGTGAAGAACTTGGTGACAAGAAGAAAGTAAATCCAGGAGATTCATTTAAAGATTTCTATACTAATCACTGGCAGCAATTCGTTGATTATAATATTCATGACGTAGAGTTGGTTGATAAGTTAGAAGACAAGATGCGTCTTATCGAATTGCATTTGACCATGGCTTATAATGCCAAGATTAATTTCGAGGATGTTTATTCGCAGGTTCGCATGTGGGATACGATTATCTATAATCATCTACGTAAAAAAGGTATTGTTGTTCCTGCCAAGAGTCACTCAGGCAAAGATGCTCAATTTGAGGGTGCATATGTTAAAGATCCAATTATTGGTCTTCATAAATGGATGGCTTCTTTTGACTTGAACTCATTGTATCCGCATTTGATTATGCAGTATAACATTAGTCCTGAAACTTTGACATCGGAAAAGATTAGCGTTACTGTTGATAAACTTTTGAATCAAGAAATTGATACCACATATGTTAAGCAACGAGATCTTGCTTTGACTGCCAATGGATGGACTTATACTAAAGAGTTTAAAGGTTTCATGCCAGAGTTAATGGAACAGATGTATAAAAATCGTTCTAAGTTCAAGAAACAAATGCTTGCCATCCAACAAGAGTATGAAAAAGATAAGTCTAAGAAACAATTGCTGAAAGATATTTCTCGTTTGAATAATCTGCAGATGGCTATGAAGATTGCTTTGAACTCTGCTTATGGTGCAATGGGTAATCAGTATTTCCGTTACTTTGATATTCGTATGGCTGAGGGTATTACTACTTCTGGTCAGTTGTCTATTCGTTGGATGGCCAACAAGTTAAATGCCTTCATGAATAAAACATTGAAGACTGAAGGTAAAGATTATGTAGTTGCAATTGATACTGATTCAATCTACCTTACTCTTGAAACATTAGTTGAACAAACTTGCGCTGGCAAAACTGATGAACAGAAAATTAAATTCATGGATAAAATCTGTGAAGATGTTTTCCAACCATTCATTGATTCAGGTTACCAAGAACTAGCAGACTATATGAATGCGTATAGTCAGAAGATGCAGATGAAGCGTGAGGTTCTAGCTGACAAAGGTATCTGGACTGCCAAGAAACGATATATTCTTAATGTGCATAATTCAGAGGGTGTTCAATATGAGAAACCTAAAATTAAAGTTATGGGTCTTGAAATGGTCAAGTCCTCT